GATCGGGTTGACTTGCTATTACCAAGTGGCATCGACGAACATTGCGGGCACGTCCGTTTACTCGTCGATTGTGTCGATGGTGGCCGCTCCGCCATCCGAGATGAGCCTAGGGGAGCTTAGGCTTAGGTGCCAGGAAACGGCAGACCGCGTTAACTCGCAGTTTGTCAAAAAGACTGAGTGGAACGCATTCATCAGGCTAGCCATGTATGAGCTTTATGATTTGCTCATAACGTCCTATGAAGACTATTACGCAAATCAGTATGTGTTTATAAATACCAACGGGACCATCAAGGACTATCCTTTGCCAGATGGTGCGACCAACTATCTTGGTGGCACCTACCCGGATACGGCTTTAGGCACGCCAGCGCAGGCGTTTTACAAGCTTTCTGGTATGGATCTAGGCATCAATACCAGCAACAACGCTTGGGTCACGCTTCTAAAGTTCGACTTTATTGAGCGCAATAAATACGTTTACCCAAACAGCACTAGCACCATCTATGGTGTCTATAACATGCGTTATAGGCTGATGGGTAATAAGGTTAATATCATCCCGACACCTGCTGGTAATCAGCAAATCCGCATGTGGTACACACCAAGATTACCTGCGCTTTTGCAAGATAATGACCTCACCACCTTGGGATTTTCTGGCTGGCTTAGGTACGCGATTGTTCGCACGGCAAAATATGCCTTGGACAAAGAAGAATCCGACACGACGAAGCTTGATGAAGAGTTAGCCTTCTTAAAGCTGCGTATCGAGCAAACGGCGTCCAACCGGGATATCGGCGTAGCAGACACCATATCGCCAACCAGGCAAGATCCATTGCTAAGTGGCATGGGCTTTGGTGGTGGCGGATCGAATGCGGGTTGGTGATGGCAGGTAGTTTATCGACAAAACTTCCATGGGACTTGGCTAACCCAAAGTGGGCGGCAAGTCTCAATCCTTTGCTGGCAAATACGCTTATTCAAGGCAGCCAGATCGACGGCATTATCCTCACGGCTGGCGTGGCAAAGGCCATCAACCACAATCTTGGCCAGCTTCCAAACGGTTGGTTTGTGGTTGATAATGTAGCTAACAGCAATATCTGGCGCACGCAGGCATTTACGACCACGGTACTTACTTTGCAGGCATCGGCGAACACTACTATCAGCATTTGGGTGTACTAATGGCGAATACGACAATTACTCCGAATATGAATCTAGTGGTGCCTGTAGTCGCTACCGATCCTGGTCCGGACTGGGCAAACAACGTCAACGCATCGCTAAGCATCATCGACGGACACAACCACACTAATGGCAGTGGCGTTCCGATTGGTTCCAATGGTCTGGCTATCTCCAGCGACCTACCTATTAACGGCAACGGTTTGACGCAGGTGGGTTCGGTTCAGTTTAGCTCGCAGGGGTCAACGCTTCCCGGATCTACTCTTGATGCTCTGTATGTCGTCAACAAGGATCTCTATTACAACGATGGCAACGGCACTCCTGTAAGGATAACGCTGGGCGGATCGGTCACAGGAGCCGCTGGAACGATTACCGGACTACCATCTGGCACGGCGAGCGCATCGTTCAACCTGGGCACCTTTGCTTTTAAGCAATCGACGAACGTACCAGCTGCAATGGACGTAGGGCCTTTGTCGATCGGTGCAGCGGTAGCGAATCCAAAGAAGGTAAATTTAAAAGCTTCGGCGCTTATGGCTGCTGACTACGATTTGACCTTGCCTCTAAACTTGCCACTAACCACGCAGATTTTGCAGCTATCAAGCTCTGGACAGGCATCATATTCGCCGTTTATTTTTGGCGCTGCGCCATCGAGCAATTCATTTGCATCAAGCGATTCATCGGGAAACATATCTTTCCCATTCAAATGGCTACAGGTCGATGGTGTAGCTGGTCCTTCCACCGGACCTACAATATTGCCATCTGGCTCATTTCTTAACTTTATTGGTGGTTTTGGCACCACAACGCTTAATGGTGTATCAGGCGCAAAAGTACCAATGAACTTCTCTTACACAGGTAGTTGGCTTGGTTGCTATATTTCAATAGGTGCTTTCGGCATTACCATTGCAAATAATGATACTGTAAACAGCAACGCATTTAGCGTTATTCTTTTCTACATCTAAGGTGATCCATGCTTGTTAAGCAGGGAATAGACGTAAGCTTTGCTCAAGGACTAGACCAAAAAGTCGATCCTAAGCGCCTTGCTATTGGCAAGTTTGTATCGCTTGAAAACACGGTGTTCCAAAAGGCAGGTCTTCTCCAAAAGCGAAACGGCTACAAAAAGCTGACTTCGCTTCCTGACACCACCTACAGCTATGTTACTACTCTCAATAACAATCTAACGGCGATTGGTCCGAGTATCGCGGCTTATAACCAGGCTTCCAAGGCTTGGGTATCACGCGGGATGATTGAGCCTTTAAGCGTCAATACTCTGGCTTTGCTGCGTAACAACCTCAATCAGCTGTCATCTGACACAGCGGTATCGGACAATGGCCTGATTTGCACAGCCTACCGCGAGACTGATGGCGTTACGATTTGGAACAAGTTTGTGGTGGCGGACGTAGCCACAGGCCAAAACATTGTGCCACCTACCTTCATTCCTGTGCCAACTGGCACGGTCGTTGGTGGAATGCGGGTGTTCTATTTTGGCACCAACTTCATCATCGTATTTACCAACAATATCGCCGGTACATTCCACCTGCAATATATTGCGGTTAATGCCTACAATACGGACAATATCACCGCTCCTGTTGATATTGCTTCGTCCTATACCCCATTCGCTGCACTCAATTGGGACTGCGTGGTGGTGGGTAGTAAGATGTTTTTTGCGTACCAAACAGCTACGCTAAACGTCACTTATATCAATACGTCATTATCGGCGGTGACTCCTGTTAGCTTTGCGGTAACGGCGACGAATGTGACTATGTGCGCCGACACAACGCAGCCAGGTAGCATCGTCATTTATGTTGTGTATCAGACTACTGGCCAAGGACTATTGGCTGTCGACACGAGCCTAAACCAGCTAATAGCTCCTGTGCTGCTGAATGCTGCTACTCCGGCAAATAATCTTACAGCTGTAGCGCAAAATGGCGTTTGCTCTGTAGCTTACGAATTAGGCAACATATCGGGATTCACTTACACCAAGGCTACAGCGGTTAAAGGACCGACCTTTGTTTCGATTCGCAACTTAGCGCTAGCATCCAAAGCATTCATCGTTGATGGAACGGTGTATTACCTAGCTGCTTACAACAGCGCATACCAGCCTACCTATTTTCTGATCGACGCCAGTAATTCGACTCAGGCTAGTCCTGTCATCGCAGCCAAGATTGCCTACAGCAACGCGGGCTCACCACCAACGGTTGGGCTACCGAACGTATCGGTTAACGGATCGCTCGCACAGGTAAGCTACCGAATCAAAGATTTGATTGCGGCGGTGAACAAAGACACGAATGTGCCAGCCGGGACACAGACACAGGGCGTTTACTCGCAAACTGGCCTTAACCTCGCGTCATTTACCTTTGGGACTGACAACCTCAATACATCGGAGATCGCGAATAACCTTCACATAACAGGTGGTTTCCTTTGGCACTATGACGGCTATTTGCCAGTGGAACACAACTTCTTCCTGTGGCCAGACATCGGACCTACTAGCCAGACTGATCCGACTAATACCGCTGTAGCTGTGTGGTCGGCCACAGGCGGGAACATGTCGAATGCTCCCGATGGATCGACCTACATTCATGCATACTGGTACCAAGTCACTTACGAATGGACTGATAACCAGGGAAACGCCTACCGTTCTGCGCCATCGGTGCCGATTGCTGTGACTACGCAGGCGGGAGCGACTGTTACCGGATCGGTGCAGCTAACGATACCGACCTTGCGGGTCACGATGAAGACGGCGAACCCGGTCAAGATTGTGATTTACCGTTGGTCTGTTGGTCAACAGAACTACTTTCAGACCACAAGCATTACGCAGCCAGTGCTCAACAGCACCACGGCTGATAGCGTCATCTATGTCGACACTAACCGGGATAGCACCATTCTCGGCAACAATCTGATCTACACCACAGGTGGTGTCGTTGAAGACGTGAATGCTCCTGCATGTGACGTATCAACGCTTTGGGACACAAGGCTATGGATTGTGGACGCCGAAGACAGGAACGTGCTGTGGTTTTCTAAGCAGGTGATCGAAGCCACGCCTGTTGAGATGAGCGACCTACTGACCGTCTATATCCCGCCAAGCGTATCGACGCAGGGTGATACCGGACCAATGAAGGCCATTGCTCCGATGGACGATAAGCTGATCATCGGCAAGGAAAACGCCCTTCTCTACATCAACGGTACGGGTCCTGATAATACGGGGGCGAATAACCAGTATTCCCCTGCAACTCTCATCACTTCCACGGTTGGCTGCACTAACCAGCGCTCGATTGTCCTGATGCCTCAAGGGCTGATGTTTCAATCAGACAAGGGTATCTGGCTATTAGGCCGCGACCTATCGACGAACTATATCGGTGCGCAGGTTGAGGACTTGACGCTAGGCGCGAAGGTGCTGAGCGCGGTGAACGTACCGGAAACCAATCAGGTCCGCTTCACGCTCGATACCGGCATCACGCTCATGTACGACTATTTTTTCCAGCAATGGGGAAGCTTCAAGGGCATTCCATCGCTAAGCTCCGCGATTTACGGTGGACTTCATACCTTCATCGACAAGTACGGCGCAGCTTACCAGGAATCTCCTGGCAACTACCTAGACGGCTCTAATCCTGTGCTGATTCAGTTTCAGACTGGGCCACTACGCATCGGCGAGTTGCAGCACTACCAGCGGGCTTATTTCTTCTACCTGCTAGGCCAGTATGTATCGCCTCACAAGCTCCAGGTGAGCCTGCGCTACGATTACCAGTCTTTCCCTGAGCAGACGATTTTGATTAATCCTGACAACTATTCGACGCCTTATGGATCGGGCGGATCGCAAAGTCCCTACGGCGAGGGTGATCCTTATGGTGGTCCGACGAATCTTGAGCTATGGCGAGTATTTTTAGAGCGCCAGCGCTGTATGGCGTTTAGCATAGAGGTTCAAGAGATTTTCGACGCCAGCCTCGGAGTTACAGCGGGCGCTGGTTTAACCATTAGCGGGCTAAACGTGGTGATGGGCTTTAAGAAGCCATTCCGGCCACAGCCAGCAGCACAGAGCGCGGGATAACATGTCACTTTACGCCGATTACCTATCAGAACGCACAAATGATCTCATCATTGAGAGCGACTACGGTTTTGCCACCTTTCGCTACCTTGATGACGACATCGTTTACATTGTCGATCTTTACGTCATTCCAGCGGTTAGAAAGCACGGACACGCTGCTGGCATGGCTGATTTCATCATTAAGCAAGCCAAGCGACTTGGCTGTACCGAGCTTATCGGCACGGTAGTACCGTCGACCAAGGGTGCTAACGCAAGTATGCGCGTGCTACTGGCCTACGGCATGACGGTTAAAACCGCGTCCCATGATTTAATCGTATTTAGGAAGGAGATTTAACCATGGGCGCAGCAAGAGGGCTTGCATCTGGTATCCAAAGTAATCCGATACTAAAAGCCGCTAATGGATTAACAGGCGGTCAGATTGGGGCTGGATTAACCGTTCTTGGCGGCGGAAATCCTCTTAAGGGGACTCCGTTTGATCCAAATAATCCGCTTGGCGCTAACGGCGCTTTAGATCCAAGTGGTGCCTTTAAGCAGCCAGGACCACAGGCCGCAGCTATCCAAAATCCGCTTGGCACCGATACGCTAAGCAAGGGTCAAACATCTATTGATAACGCAATGGGCGGACAAGGCGCTTTACTCGGAGCTTTAGCAGGCCAAGGAGGACTTGAAAAGCAAGGGCAAGTCTGGAATGGCCTTGGAACATTATCTAGCGACCTAGGCAACGCCAACGGTGTGGGCACTCAGCAGCAAGCAAAGGGTATGCTTCAAGACGTTTATGGTGGCCAAGGCAACACGGTTGGACAGCTTCAAAATATCGTCAACGGCGAAGGGCCTAACCCAGCGCAGGCCATGCTGCATCAGCAGACTGGCCAAAACGTAGCTAACCAAGCCGCTTTGATGGCGGGCCAGCGCGGCGCGGGCGCAAATATCGGCCTAATGGC